TAGTGCCCATGATACAACTGAATACCTTGTTCCTTTTGTTACTTTATTTACTTTATGTGGATACATAAAATTACTAGGCCAAACAATTAATCTACCTGGTCTTGTTTCAACCTTAAATTCGTTGTTTCCTTGAGGATCTGTAAATGAAATCTCACCACCTTCATAATCATTATTCAACAGTAATATACAGCTGATAGTTCTAGGTGAAAAACTTCCGTTGTCTGTGTGGTACATATAATGATCACCTTCTTCATATTTTAATAATTGAATATCTCTTATTCTTACACTGTCTAAATATTTTAATTTTTTATTTTCAACATATTTATTTAGTCCATTTACAAATACATTAATTAGATTATTTCCCCAACGAACATCTGTTAAACTTTTTGCAGAATTATTTAAATTTATAATTTTTGCACTTCTTATTTTTTTTATAAGAGAAGCATTACCTTCTTTGTTAGGAGCAACCTGTCCTTCCTCAAAAAAAGATTTTTTTTTAGAATATATCTCTACTATTCTTCCAACCATTTGAACATCACAAGCATCATCCTGAATATCAATTAAATCTTTTACCTCCATTTTTTTCTTTTCCAAATTCTGTCTTTGTATCGTGCCATAAAGCTTTGATGCCACACAGTCATAAATTTTATAAGATTGAATATTTTATCTTCAACAATTTTCATTTTCCAATTTTCTCTTTTAAAAGGTATTACTTGTACTATAGGAGTTCCTCTTTTTACAAAATGTTTAAAATCATTTGGGTACTTATCCGAATTTAAAACAATTGGAAAATTAACTTGAGCTGGAAAAACATCAGTATCAACAATACCAGCAATGGCTTCAAATCTATCGTCAGAGTTGTTTAAGGGATTTACGAATAAAGATGAATATCCTGGAGGCGTTTTTATTACCCAAGGATTGTATATTTTTAAAAAAGAATCCATTTTATTTTTTTTTATTAATGGAGAACCTTCAAGTTGAGAGTTGTTGTGTTCTGAGTGATTATTAGCAGCATTGATATTATAAAAGGTATTATTTTCTTTTAATGCATATTCTATATAAGTTTTTTTACCCTCTTTATGTAAAATGAAATCGGATGAATTTTTAATTATGTAACCTGCTGTAATTGCATCTAAAAAAGGCATACAACCTTTAACTGTAGAATTTTCTTTGGAATGCTTTAGTTTTTTAAACCACTCTGGAATATTTAAAAGAGAAGGTACAGGGTAAATGTCTTTATTGTTTTCTATGAAAAATTTATCTGCTTTAAACTCAATTACATTATCTTTTGAAAACATATAAACATATATACATTCTATAAAATTTTTGTAAACCTATTTTAGATCAATTAAACTTGTGTAATCTGCACATCTTGTAGCAATATCTTTTCTAAAAGATGTCGTTAAAGGAAAAGTTATTGCAGAAGAATCTATGTCTTCAACTTGTTGTATGTAATCTGAAAATGATTTAGATCCAAATACTTCGTTACCTGGTTGTTGTGTAGGTAATTCTTTAATATCTCTCAATAAGTTTTGTAAATCTTCATCGTACTCTTCTTTACTTGGGCATACTGGTTCATCAGACCAGACAACATTACCACTATCAGTTGTAAATCCTTTTACTCCAGTAATTAAATCTGTATATTCTTGTTCAGTAATTGTTACACTTTCGTAAATATTTTCATTTCCAAGTGATCTTCCATCCGCTAATACACCATAAAAAGATCCCATCTCTTTATTGTTGCCTGCAGTGAATAATAATTTTGCCATACTAGTCTCCTATATTTTCATAAATTAAAATACATCCACCACCTGCGTTTGCGTTTTGAGTGTTATTGCTTCCATTACCACTAGCAGCTCTTCCACTTCCTGGGGATTGAATACCTATGTTATTACTTCTATTTTGTGCGTTACCCTGACCAGTTAGCCAAGTATGGGTGTAAAGGTTATCACTATAAGTTGCATTACTATCTGAATAAACAACTGTAGCTCCTGGTGCATTTCCTGGATTACCAGGAGTATTACCACTTAAACCATTTCCAGCATTGGCAGTAAAATTACCAAAAGATGAAGCTCCACCTGCTTGTCCTTGGTGAGGTGCACTATTGTGTGGGGTACCTTGTGTACCTGCATTACCAATTGTAACTGGAACTGAAAAAGGTTGTGAAATTGTAGTGCTAAATAATCCTGCACCACCAAATCCTCCATGATAGTTTGAAGTTTTTGTGTTACCTGTTCCACCTCCTCCTCCAATTAATACAACATTAATTTTTGTAGTAGCTGGATTAGCAGTAAATTGTACATTGTTTGATAAACCTGCGCCTGAAGAAGGATGAGCTATACTTGATTTTGTTAAGACCATAGAAGGAGCTCCAGCTGCACCTGATGCAGCAGCCGTTAATCTTCCTTGGGCATCAACTGTAATATTGGCTGTGGTGTAAGAACCCGCAGTTACTGAAGTATCTGCTAATTTGTCTGCAGTTACAGCATCATTATTTATAGCCGCTGTTACAACTGCGTTATCGGCAAGAGCAGCAGCAACAACCGCATCGTCTGCTATAGCCGCTGTTACAACCGCATCGTCTGCGATTTTAGCTGAAGTCACAGCATCGTCTGCAATCTTAGCAGTGGTTACAGCCGAAGCAGCAATGCCTGCTGTACCTATAGTGCCTCCTAAAGTATCTAAAGATATTTCTTTTAAATTTGTACCATCTGCATAAGCAGAATACATAGCAGCTTGGTCTAAAGTAAATCCTGTTCCTGAAGCTGTTTTAATTGTTAAATTAGTTGGTCCACCAACGGCAGAACAATCGAATATATAAAATTTTTCTATTGAATCTGGAACAGTAACAGTTGATGCTCCTGTAAGCGTACCAGTAAATTTAATGACCATGTTTCTTGCAGTTGAAATAGTTTTATCAGTCATTGCAAGAGCAACATTACCACCATTGTTCAAAGCAATAGATTCAAAACCAGCTACTGCTTGTTGAATTAAGTTTAAGTTATTATTTGTATTATCACCCCATGTACCAGCGTTTTCGCCAGTGACCATAAGTTCAAGTTTTAAATCTGTTGAGTAACTAGATGCCATAAATTTTTATCTCCTAAATATTATAATTTTACCTTAATCAAGCTGCCAAATCAACCTCTGACCATGTATTAGTTACACCGGGATTAATCTCTTGCCACGAAGTAATATTAACATTACCAATCGATGCCGTCAATTGTATACCAGTTACATCTATATTTGCTACACCAGTAACAGTTACTGATCCTATAGAAGAAGCCATTTGTAAACCTGAAACACCAATTATCTGTCCTGGTATTTCTGAAGGAGTACCTAAAGATGCTGCCATTTGTTGGCCCGTTGCTGGTTCATTAGTAGATTGAACTAATGTAAAAGTACCCAAAGACATAGTCGCTTGAATACCAGTAACGTCTACTGGTGTTTTTAATCCAGCTATCGTATTTCCGATTGATCCAGTTAATTGAGAACCACTTACATCAACCGTTGCTAGTCCTTCTACAGTAGGAGTTGCGGTATTAATATCTAATTGATCCTCTGAAGCTAATACAAATATATCTTGGTCAATTTGAATTGAGAAGGATGGGTTTGCATAGGTTGCATTTAATTGTAAACCAGAAACTGAAATACTTACATCAGTAAATGCTCCTGTTGCTGGAAAATTTATTGTAGAAGTTAATTCTTGTCCTACAGCAATAGCTGAATAAGCTCCACCCCAAGCTAAGTTACCCCATGTTCTTCTACCCCAACCAATACCAGTTAACGTAGAATCATCGACTGTAGCAGATCCTATAGATGTAGTTGCTTGTAGATTTGTAGAAGTAAGTTCTACTCCAATACCAACTACTTCTTCTCCGCCAGTAATTGCTATTTGTTGTCCAGTGACTGATTGAACTATTGATGTTCCGCCTAAAGCACTTGGTTCTCCAAATGCCATCTGCCCTACATTAGTTACAGATACAGAAACATCTACAATTATATTTTCTTGAACTGTTCCTATAGATGAAGTTAATTGTGATCCAACAGCGACTGGTTGTGAACCAGAAAGGTCACCCCATTCATTTTCACCCCAAGTGTCGCCACCCCAACCTACTTGAAGTTCTGCGTCAGCAACAATATTGCCAATACTAAAGGATGCACTTATACCAGAAGCAGTTAATCCGACATCACCCTGTGCTGCCCAACTACCTTGTCCCCAACTAAGTGCACCCCATGTATTTGACATTCATTATTATCCTTATGCTAATCTTAAGATAGCAGCGGAAGTTGTAAATGCAGGAAACTGAATTGTAAAAGTTCCAGACGTTGCAGTTTTATCACTTCCAAAATCTAACACAGCTACAGCGTCAGTAGTATTTGAACCACCATTTGTTTGTGTGTTATAAATTAATGCACCTCTTGCAGTAAGAGTTACACCTACGAATGATAGATCAGCAAAATCAGTAATAGCTACTGATGATGAAACTTTAACACCTTGGTTAACAAGTGCTTTACCACCCGCTGTGTATCCACTTGAAGTTACTTCAGTATTTGATCCACCACCTGGGTTAGTAGAGTAGTTTTCTGTTGATTTTCCTAAAGTCGCTGCGTTTGTGTACATCGCTAATTTGTATGTATCTGTTGATGCATCAAAATCGTGACTTCCTTGTAGTAATTCTTTTTTAAAAGAATCACAGATTGCATTTGTTGTTATTGCCATAATTTTTCTCCTTTAAATTTATGGACTCGGAGAATCGACTTTGACTCTTGGTACTCCGTCTTGATATTCTCCTCGTCTTCTTCTACCCATTTGTTGTAGGGCAAAATTTTGTGTTTCTTCATTATACTTTGAATTATAGAGGTTGTATAGATTGTCGGGTCCTTTAAGAAATCTAAAAGCTTCTGCTAATACTCCATGTAATAACATTGATTCTTGGTTTGTAGATAGAAAAGTATTTGTTGTACTAGTAAATTCTGGAGGAGATTTTATATAATTTAATTGAACAGTATCGGCAGTTGCTGGAGTAGGAGCAACTAAAATTACTGGCCCTTGTTGGACATTATCTTCCCAATTTGCCCAATATTTAGGAGTTCCTGTCACTGTATCATTTGGAGCAAATTCTGAAATAAAACTAGTGTCTCTTTTTTCTAAAAAAGTTCTGTTATCACTGCTATCTATAACTTGAACAGATCTTACAATAATCGCATCAGAAGGCAAAATTACATATCTATTTCCAGCTGTAAAATTGGATGTAGCATATTTTCTTAAATCATCGTAATCAACTTTACCAGCTATATCTAATTCTACTGATTTAATAAAATCTTGAATAATTGCATCAGTCAAAACATTACTATCTACTTCTGTATAATTTCTTACTTGAGTTAAAAAATTTGCGTGTGTGACAGCCATTATGTAATACTAACCCCCACAGAACCTAATGATGATATAAGTTCTCTTCTTCTATTTTGTAATGAAGGATCTTCTGGAACCATACTGTGAATAGTTGTTGTGATTCCATTTGAAGTTACTTCAAAGTCTTGAGTTCTAAATGCAAAATCTCCTGGTAAAGAAAGATTAGCAACCCCTACAAATATCCCACCTGAATCTGCAATAGTATCATCGTTTGGAGCTTGTGGATTTATAGTTGATATATCTGTTGGTTGCTGAAACTTCATAGTTCTTGGATTTTGTAAAGCTACAGCATCTGCTTTGTGATAAGGTGGATCAATCTGAGGATGCTTTGGTTCAAACTCCGATATATGTACTAATGCACCAGTCCACTCTTTAACCATTTCTCTATAAGGAAATGCTTGACCTGATCTATCTGAAATAGCTTTTGATCTTTTACCACTTGCATAACTCATTATACACCATCTCCGAAATAAGTTTGAGGAGAAATATAAACTGAAGTTCTTGAACCATCTTCATTTAATGCTCTTAATAATTCATCCTCATAAAGTTGTTTTAATAATTGAATTCTATCTGGAGATTTTTTTTGTGATAAATAATATGCAAGGCCAGAACACATGCATGGTAAAAATCTAAAAGGTACATCTGGATTATTTGTGTAAGATCCAGCATCTTCAATTCTATCAATTGAATAATATTTTAATGTTGTATAAGTAGATGCATTTGGAGCAAGGTATAAACTTATTGTTGGTTGTGTCTGTCTATCCACAAAATATTGTGAGGGTTGTCCAGTTGTTAATTTATTTGGTAAAGCAGAGTAAGCCGATCTATCAATTTTTGTTAAAGCAACATCTTGTGTACTTGCCGTTCCTGAGCCAGTTATATTTTGTACTGGTACACCTGCTGCATGAGCCACGGCTAACGAACCTCTAGCTCCTCTAGTTGCTCCAGTTAATGTGTTTGTTGATTTACCAGTGTAAGTGATAAATTCTAGTCCTATTTGAATTGTACCACTTGATGCAAATCCAGTACCGTCTGTAAGTACAACGCTTGTTGCAACATCAGTTAAAGCAGTATTTAAAGTTCCATTTACTGCACCACTTGAAGAAATATAAGCTTCTAAAACATCGTTAACTTGAGTAGGCACTGAATAAGTCGCTACTCCAGCTGTAAATTGAATTTGGTTTAATTTAACTTTCCAGAGATGAACACCTCTGTTGCCCCATTCAGAAAATAAAAGATTTAAACTCCGTCTAGCACTTCTAATGTCATAACCACTATTAGTTCGAATACCACATCTCTCGTATGCTTCTTCAATAATATCATCAATCTGTAGATCGAATGCTGTAGTTCCTGACGTTGCCATAATTCATTACATTATATCTTTATAATAATCTAAACTTTTTCCAGGTGGTAATTGTTCATCTTGTAAACCCATACCTTGAGTTCTAGCTGCACCATAACCTCTAGCCATGTCACCTTTATAAGCTTTCATAATTTTTTTTTCTCTTTTAGAACTTTTAGATGCACCAATCATAGATTCTGTTTTTCTAATATCTCTTTTATCATCACCCTTAACTGACATACCCTTATTGGCTTTTTTCATTAATTTAAAATCTTCCCCAGATATTTTACCATCTTTATTTTTGTCTAATTTTTTTTGACCGCCTTTTAACATTTCTCCTCCTTTAGAAAAAGCACTTCCTGTATCAGGTATAGTACCTTTTTGTTTTTTTCTATATTCTTTCATACCAGATCTGTTAGCTAATCTGTATCGTAAATCATCACCAGCTCTTGCCATACGAGATTTAAATTCTTTATCTAATTTTGCAATTTCAGATGGTCTAACTTTTTCTTTGTTTAATTTTTCTTTTAATATCTCATGATATTTATTTAAGTCTTTTGAACTTGCAAATTTTTTATCACCTGTAAAATTTTTAAATCTATTATCAGACATTTGATTTTGAGTAATTGGGTAATAAGTTTTACCAAATTTTACTTTACTAAATTTTTCGTCAGCCATAATTTTATCCTTAAATTTCTATCATACCACCATAATACTTCTTGGTAAAGGTACTTACATTTGTTGGTTTACCACCCACTCCTTGAGCTTTACTTCTTTTCCTCGCAACGGCACTCCTCTTTTGAGAGTCTGTCATCCTTGATGCTTTTGCAGCAGGGACGCATTTTGGATATTTTCGTTTTTGATCCGATGCTAGTTTTGAACGACCACAAGGTGCGTATGAACCATCTTTTCGTTTGCTCCCAATATCTACCCATTTTTGATCGAACCATTTTTTAAGACTCATTAGAATACGCCTTTAAAACCTTTGCCTCTGATAGCTGCTCCTGTTCCTCTAGCCATACCACCTTCACTTTTCTTTAATGTTTTAATTCTGTTTAATTTTTTAGTAAAACTAAAGATTGCATTTTTATTTTTTCCTTGCTTTGAAAAGGTCAAACCAAATTCAGAAGAGTCGCCTTGATTAATATCACCTTTTTTTATACCAAGAGAAGCCCTACTATTTATATTTTCTTTACTTAATTTACTAAATGGTTTTGCAACCTCCGCAAAAACATTTGTTTTACCTTTTCCAAAATTTACATCTATTTTTGGTGTAGTAACAAATTCATTATCATCTACTTCGAAACTACCTCCGATTGTAGAGTTAGAAAGTTTGTTTTTTAAATAATCTGGTATATTCTTTTTCTTTCCCATTAAAATACTCCTTTAAATTTTGTTCCTTTGATTGCTGCTCCTGTTCCTCTTACTTCACCACCACACATAAAGTTTTTTGTACCTTCTGGTCTAATATAAGTTTTTGGAAATTCTTTTGCTGGATCAAAGATTTTACCATCTACTATAAATGGGTCTCCTACATATGAAATGTTTTTATCACCCATAGCCATATCTCTAGCTTTAGGCATTTTCTTTTTAGTTTTCTTTTTACTCATCAATCATTCCTTTGTAATAATTATTTAAACTTTTGTTTGATACATTATGACCAGCTAAATTACCTTTTATGTAACTACCATCATAAGGTTGTAATGTTTGTACAAAAGTACCTTTATTAGCTTTTTTCTGTGAAACTGCTTTTTGGTATAAATCAGTAATGGGAAGTTTATTACCTTGAAAACTCATGCTAGATGTATTTGAACCAACAGTAGATTTTTTTTTACCAGTGACTCTACTAAATAAATCTTTAACTAATGTGCCTAAACTTGCTTTTATCATTCTACCAGATTTAGATTTTACAACAGATTGTAATGTTTTAGCTTGAGCAGCATGTAGTTTTGATGCTTTCTGTAAACCACTTATTACTTTTTTAACTTTGGCTTCTCCACCAGAAACTTTACCAGCTGGTTTAGGTCCCTTAAAATCTTTTCTTCTAAGACCTGAAGGATCTTTAGCTTTACCAGCACATATCTTACTAGCATAAGCATTAGCATATGCTGAAGGATATACTCGAAATTTTCTTTTAGCGGCTGCTTTGCCTCTAGCACATAGTTTTGTCATAGTGTTTAAGCCTTTTTCTGTTGTACAACTTTTTAGATTGTATCACTTTAGGCTTATAGTTTCTAGACCTTAACTTTTTTGCTACTGGATTTTTTATAAAGGTCATCATAGTACGAGCTAAGTCCTTTAACATTGGGAGCCTTTACTTTGAATTGTTTTCTAGTCTTTTTACCCCAGTTTCTTCCTAGTCCTGGTTCAAGTAAACTTGGTATTTGTCCTCTTGTAATCGCCATTTATTTTATTTCCTTTAATTAATACCTTAACATAGACAAGTAAAACATTAAATACTTCTTTTTGATTGTACTATCCCACTTTTGAGAGAAGGTCCAAAAAACTGATTAAAAAAACAAATAAAAGTCAATCTAGGATTTTCTTTAGAAATATTAAAATTTTTGACACCATGCATATGACTTGAATCAAAAACAATTAATCTATTGTAGATAGAATCAAAGTAAGCTGTTTCAACAAAATTTGAATGATTTTTTTCTAAAGCTTCTTGATACCCTTTTGGATTTTTTCCTAAATAAAAATCTTTTTTTATTTGCATATCTCCAATTTTTGAAGCAAAATTTTTTGGCTTATAGAGTGACGTACCGCATTGTGTAAGATTTTTTGAAAGATATATCAATGCAGTCATTTCATGACCAGCATCGTTGTGTACCCAACCTCCTCCATTATAACTTGAATCTATTAATTGAAAAGATGTACTAACTTTTGCGTTAAAATCGTTATCTTGTGCTTCATGTGGAAATATGCAATTAACAATTTTTTTTGTTAAATGTCTATTCAAATTAATTAAATTAAAACATCTTTTTCCAGGAGATCTCCCTTCATCATCTAATTGATATATGCCTTTTAAAGCTTCATCTACTACATCATCTGGATTATCTAAAAAATTATCAACACACAAAGTTGGCCACATCATTTAAATGTTTTACAATAAATCTTTTGCTTTTCCAAGTATTGGTTTGTATTTAGTTTTATTTTCTTCTCTGTATGCATGTAAAAATTGTTTTCTTGGTGTGCCTTCTGTTACACTACAATGTATCCATCCCGAGTTAGGTTCTCCAGGAACATAATACTCGACGATCAGCTGATCCCAGTCAAGCTCTCTATGTATCCAATCTGCAAGTTCAGCATTGTCGACTCCCACACATTCGAAATCTGCCGCTTCCGCACGTGAGTGCTGGCTGTTGATCGAACTACCAATGGCTTGGCAAAGCTGAGGAGAACGGAACCCTGATGTGACTTTGACTCTACCGAAATGATCTCTTACTGGTTGTAAAATTTTTTCGCAAAGTGTTTTTAATTTTTCTATTTGTTCTGCATTAGGATTATTATTAATACCCTTCCTAATTGCTGTATCTGATTTTATAAGCTCCGATAAACTAAAGTTACGGCTTAATTTCATAGCTTCTCCTATTCTAAGATTAATTTTTTAATTGACTTTGAACCATCAATATTTAACTCAAGTTCTGCCATAGATTTTATGCACTGGTACTTGACATGTCCATCAGGTTTTAACTGACGTTTAGCTACACGTGACCCTTTCAAACATTCAGACATTGACGTCTGGATACGTGCCTCTTTAATCTCTCCTTGTACAATCATAAGTAGGGCTACCACTAACTCTGTCATTAGTAAGCCTTTCCATTTTCTCGCACTTTATCCTTTAACCCTTCAATATCTTCCAATGCTTTATCTAATTGTTCTCTTAAAAATTCTATATTTACTTTGTTAGTCATATTCATTTCTTGAGTCTCTTCCATCTTCTCAACAGTCTTATATAAATCTTCAATTAAAAAATGTTGCTCTTGATCGGTAGGGACCTGTTCAGATTTTTTTAATAAATCATTTTCAAACAACTCACGTGATGTCTCCAGCGATACTAACCTTGCCGTCAGCTCCGTGTATGCGAACACGCCAGCTGCTACGAGAAGAATTAGCGAGGCTACGGTTTTCATCGGCATCTGCACGGAAGCGGATTCAGATATATTAAGTGGTTTATTAGCCAAGTTTTTTTCCTTTGTTTATTCCTTTTTTAATAATATAAGATTGCGTTCCATTTGCACCAATGTCAACCTCTCTCCTCAAGTTTTTATTTAACAATTTAACTTGGTTTTTTTCTT